CTACGCACCGTAGTTGCGGTCGTTTCCAATCAATTGATCGCGAATGCTTGCAGGCACTGGAAATCCGTAGCCTTGCCCCGGCTCATCGAACATAAGCCTGCCGGACTTGTGATAGCTGCTAGTGTATATGTCTGCGCCGATCATTTGAAAAGCAAGCAGGATAGCCTGAACTGCGTCCACGCCGAAAGCCTGCATGACTTGAATTCCTTCCGGCCAGTCGATCTCGTATCGACACGACCACGCGCGGCCGCTGCCCTCCGGTGCAAAAATCCGGATCGCGATGTCGAACACACCGTTCTCACGCTGCAATTTTTGCGTCCTGGTCGCAATCATTTGACGGCCTCAATAGTTCAGCGGTGTAACATGAAGGTAATCCGACCATCCGGCACTGGAATATGTCTCTGCGATATTGAAGATCACATTGCGCTTCAAGACCAGGAGAGACCCTGCGCGCAGCGGAAAAAGTGGCTTCTCCTCCGTGGCCGCCCGTCCACTGGCCGCCGTCCGAATTGCCGGCCGGAACACGGGGCTGATCCGGGTCGTATTTCACGCTGCGCAATGCCCAAAAATGTCGAAGCATGGCGTGCTCAAAACGCAGCGCCGTTAGATGCCAACGCAAACGTGCGATCTCTGTACGTGTGACCTCATCCATCGCTACCCCCGCCCCATCACGAACACCCGCGCCACTTTCTCGAACGGTCGCGCGATGAAGAATGACAGGATGATCGCCTGCTCGTAGCCGTCATAGGGCGGCGGTAGCTTGGCGATGCCCCAGCCGAGGCGAAAGGTGGAATCGATCACGATCGCCCCAAAATGCAGAACGCACGGATAGACGATCAGCGGGCGGATCCATGCCGTCACCCACCAGCCCCGATCGGCCTCCATCAGCTTTGCCTGCTCCTTGCGCGCCTCGATCTGCGCATTAACCTGCGCAATCGCGATCTGGGTGTCGGCCGCAACGCCGGTCTGGTAGCGCGCGAGATCGTCGCTCGCCTTGCGTTGGAGCAGGTCGGCGACCCGGCCGAGCAGCGCGTCGAATGCACCGCCGCCAAGCAGGGACACAAGCTTCAGCAGGATCGCGGTCATCATCTCAGCAATCCTTGCTGCCGACCCGGCCGGTGGTGACGAGGCGCAGCGCCACCGTGACGACACCGATGACGGCAATGATCTTGAGCGCATGCTCGGGCGGCAGCAGCGGCGAGATATCGACCAGTTGGAACGCGCCGAGAATGTCGAGTGCGGCGCCGGCCAGCGTGACGGCGCCGCCAAAGATCAGGGTGCGCCAGCCCTTCAGACGCTCGCGCAACGATGTCACCGCTTCCCTCAGCACGCCGGTTCCGGCAGCAGCCATGGCCGGCGCGTTCTGCCTGTGCTTGTGCCACAGCGTCCAGCCGACCCAGCCGGCGACGGCAAGCATAACGCCCGCAACAAGCACAACCGCGATCATCGTCCATGACGCTCCGGACGATGCCGCGGCCTGCGCGGCTGCGCCGCCCGCAACAACAGCGCCCGCCGTAGTCGCGGTCCGCGCGGCCTTTGGCTGAGGCACCTGTGCCTTGCCGTTGGCGGGGGGAGCCACCGGCGGCGCGACCGCCGCACCCCTGGCCATCGCCAGCGCATCGCGTCGTACCTCGGCGACGCGCCGGCTCCAGCCGGCACCGAAGACCGGCCAGGTGCGCAGGCTTTTCAGAAACGCCATTCGCTCGTCGCACAGCTTTTCGATCAACGCCGCCGCGCTTGTCTTGCGCACGGCCGCGATCACCGCATCGGTCATGCTCTTGCCTTGCCCGATATTCAGCAGGCGCTGCATCACCCTGGCCGCACGCCCGATGCCGGAATTCACGCCGTAATCGAACACGGCGTAATCGAGCCCGGCCGGCAATTCGTCGCAACGCAGCGCATGCCAATAGCGGGCGCGATAGATTTGCGCGGCATCGGCGAGCTGCATGTTGCGCACATCGGCGGCCGTGCCGTCCGCTTTGATGTATCGCCGATAGTCGTGGATCGTGATGCCGAAATTGGTCGGCCCGCCGGGGTCGGACGGATGGTTGGTGTAACCGCCCTCATGCTTCAGCACGCGCGCGAGCGAGGCGTCGTAATTCGAAGCCGCCATGGAGGTCTCCTGGAAAATGAAAAGGACGCGCTCGGATGCGCGGCGTTGAATGAGCAGCTCAGGCCGATCAGGCGGCCGGCTGGCGCAACGACCTCACCTCGGCAAGCACACGCGCATGAAGTGCGGGATCGTCATCGACCACGCTGTGGATGGTCGCCACCTGCTCCTGGATCAGTGCGCCCTTGAAGCCCGGCGCCGCCTTAAGCAAGCCGCGGCCGAGCGGGCTGACCTTCTGATAGAAGCACAGCGCCCGCGCGACATTCGCCGGCACCGGCGGCGGTCCGAACAGAAGCCGGAAACTGGTCGGGTCGAAACACACCACAAGCGGCACCGCGATCCGCGCAGCATCGAGTTGAGCCGCGACCTTCAGCGCCGCATCCGCTCCCATCGAATGCCCGATCAGCACCGGCCGCGCGCCTGTCCCGGCAGCGGCGCGCGCTGCAGTCGCGATCAATCCCACCTCGCCGTAAGGACGCAGGAACGAACCTTGCGCATGCACGCTGGCCGACACGCCTTGCGCGTTGAGCTTGCGGGCAAGCACATCGAGCCCGCCGGAAAAGTGAAAGGGCCGGCCACCGGCCAGCCCATGAATGAGAAAGGCGCGCAACGGCGCGCCGTGTGGACGGTCTGTCATGCGATGACCTGTGAGTCCTTGTGACGGTTTAATGAAGACGCCGACAGATTGAGTCGGCGCAGCGAACTTCGTCTAACTTTCACCCCGCTGTTACAAACCTGAGATAATTCGCACGCATGTCGCGGACGGGAGGCTGATCATGCAGCTTCCTTCCGGAGGCTCTCCATGCGCATTGCGATGATCGGCTCGGGCTACGTGGGCCTCGTCTCCGGCGCCTGCTTTGCCGATTTCGGCCATCAGGTGATTTGCGTCGACAAGGATCCCTGCAAGATCGACGCGCTAAAGCGGGGCGAGATGCCAATCTACGAGCCCGGCCTGGCCGAACTGGTCGGCAACAATGCGCGTCAGGGCCGCCTGTCATTCACGACCGAAGTCACCGAACCTGTCGCGCAGGCCGATGCGGTTTTCATCGCCGTCGGTACGCCCTCGCGGCGCGGTGACGGTCACGCCGATCTCACCTATGTGTTCGACGCCGCGCGTGATGTCGTGCGCGCGATCGACGGCTTCACCGCGGTCATTACCAAGTCAACGGTGCCGGTCGGCACCGGCGACGAGGTCGAGCGTGTGATGCGCCAGACCCGAGCCGACGCGGATTTCACCGTGGTCTCGAATCCGGAATTCCTGCGCGAGGGCGCTGCGATCCGCGACTTCAAGCATCCCGATCGCATCGTGATCGGCGCGCAGGACGAGCGGGCGAAAGCGGTGATGGCCGAAATCTACCGTCCGCTTTATCTCAACCGTTCGCCGATCATGTATACCGAGCGCCGCACCGCCGAGCTCATCAAATACGCCGCCAACGCTTTTCTCGCGACCAAGATCACCTTCATCAACGAGATGGCCGACCTCGCCGAAAAGGTTGGCGCCAATGTTCAGGAAATCGCGCGCGGCATCGGGCTCGACAACCGGATCGGCAGCAAGTTCCTGCATGCCGGACCGGGCTTCGGCGGCTCCTGCTTTCCGAAGGATACGGTCGCACTCATCAAGACCGGACATGATTACGAGGCGCCGCTGCGCATCATCGAAACCGTGGTGGCGGTCAATGACCAGAGAAAGCGCGCGATGGCGCGAAAGGTGCTCGCCGCCGCCGGCGGAAAACTGCGGGACAAGACGGTGGCGGTGCTCGGCCTCACCTTCAAGCCCAATACCGACGACATGCGCGACTCGCCGTCGATCCCGCTGATCACGGCGCTGCAGGACATGGGCGCATTGGTGCGCGCCTATGATCCCGAAGGCATGGAGCAGGCGCGCGATGTCCTGACCGGCGTCACGTATACCGAAAGTGCCTATGACTGCGCCCGGGGCGCGGATGTCATCGTCATCGTCACCGAATGGGAGCAATTCCGCGCGCTCGATCTCGACGCAATCAAGGCCGCCATGAATAAGCCGGCGATGGTGGATCTGCGCAACGTCTACCCGCCAGAAGAAGTCACCCGATACGGCTTTGCCTATACCGGGGTCGGCCGGTAGGCGACGGCATGTGATCGACGCGGCGCATCAGCGCCCGCATCAGATATAGACACCCGGCGACGTCACCGAGCCCGCGGCATTGCCCGGAAAATAGCTTGCGCCTCCGCCATTGGTGAAGATGACGCCGCCGCTCGCGACCGCATATCGCGGTCCGGTCGCGGCGCCGGAAAACGTCTTGCTGGAGATCATCGCCACCCCGTTGGTATAGGCCTCGATGAAGCCGCGGGTGAAAGCGGGGCTGCCGGTCAGCGTAACCGCGTAGGCGCCGCGAGCCTCGATGATGCCGGCCATTTCGACCCGAAGCGCAATGTCCGCGCTGGCCGCGATCTCGAACGCGTATTGCAGGGTGGCCAGTCCGCCCGCGACATAGATCCAGCCGAATGACGGGCTCCCGGTCATCCGGCAATTGGCGCCGAGTGTGAACGCGCCGCCGCGGCGGACATTGACCGCGCAGAACCCGCCCGGCGTCAGCGTCACGCCGGTCATCTCGATCGCCGCGCCGCCGGACAGGCCGAGCCCGTTGCCGGTACTGGACAGGATCACGCTGGACGGATTCGCCGGGTCGCCACGAATCAGCAGCGATTGCATCGACAGGAAGGCTGCAACGCATTCCTGCGTGAGCGGGAACGTCCCTGCTCCGAGCTGGATCGTGACGCGGTAGCCGGACCAGTCGAGCGCATAGGCGAGGCTGATCGCCTTCGCGATGGTGGCGAGCGCGCCGCCGCTCGTGTTCGTCAACCCGTCATTGCCATCGGAACCGTCGGTGCGGACATAATAGGTGCGGTTCGCGGTCAGGACCGGACGGCTTGCGGTATTCGGAAATGAAACCTTGCCGCTCGTGCGCTCCACCCGCATGGCATCATGCCACGCCGACCCGTCGGAACTGACCTTGAACGCGAGATCGTCGTCGCCAATCAGACCGATTTCGGCGCGCCCGGAATAGCCGGTCTGCAACAGGATCGACAGGACATCGGCGGCGGTTTCCTTGTTCAGCTTGGTGCGCAGATTGCCGTCGCCGCCTTCACTGTCGTAGCGGGCCGTCCAGAGCGCGTTGTTGAGCTTGGCCGTAAGCGGATTTGTCGCATCGGCGGTGGTGCCGAGCCCGAGCCGCGTGACGTTCTGGAATTCATCGCTCGCGCCGGGCAGCGGTTGCCAGTCCGTGCCGTCGAACACAAGCGCTGCGGCTTCGTCCTCGACATAGCAGAGCCAGCCGCTCTGCGGCGCGTAGAACGCCCAGGTGCCGTCGCGGAAATGCGCGATCTGGTTGTCCTTGCCGGCGAAACCGTCACTGCCCGGCGGGTGCACGAGATAGCGGTCGCCATCCGCCGGTGTCCCTGGCGGGGCCGACAGGTCGCGATCCTTGACGCTGAGCATCACCAGCGCATCGAGGATGCGCAGCGCCTCGTTGTGGGTCACGTGTTTCTGCGCCTGCGCTGCGGCGATCACGGGCAAGCCGAGATGGACGGTTTCGCTCATGGGGATTTTCCGTTATGGCGGTGCCGCGGCGAGATGGCCGCGACGGAACAGGTCGAAGCGATGAATGACGGTGTTGCAGCGTTGCTGATGCAGAAGGAATTGCTGCCGGGCGAAAAGCTGCTGCGCAGTTACGGCGCCAATGCGCTTCTGCCGCTTCATCCGAATGCGGGCGGCGCAGATGCGAGGCCGTATGTCCTCGGCGCGTCAGCACCGAAGAAGGTGCTCGGCATGCTGCACCTCACCAATTACCGGCTGAAATTCAAACCGACCGATCCGCGCGAGCCGGACTTCTCGATCATGCTGCCCGCTATCACCCGCATCCAGGATGTGTCGTTTCTGCTCGTGCGAAAGTTCCGGCTGACCATGCAGGACGGCAGCGTCATCGAATTCCTGAAATGGGGCATTCCCGCCTTCATCTACGCGGTGAATGCGGTGGGCGGCGCGGCGCGCGAACTGGACTGGAACGCGATCGCGCGCGACATCGCAGAGGCGCCGCCGGAGGCGCTCGGCGCATGGGCGGTGCTGCCGCGCGAGCTTCAGTCGACCGATACGACCGCTTCCGCCGGATAGCCGCGCCCGACCAGCGCCGACATCTGCGCCACCCGCAATGCGATCGCGGAAAGCGGCGCGCCGAAATCGGCGATCTCGTCGGCGGATGGATAGAGCACGTGCGTCGTATCCGACATCAGCACTCGCTTCACATTCGTACCGTCAAGGATATCGATCTCGTAGCGCTCGAACGCTTCGCCGAGCGGCACCTCCTCGGCCTCCCAGGAATCGCCGTCGCGCCGCGTGCGTCTGATCCAGGAGAGCAGGATCCCGTCCTCCCCGCGCACCGCGCGCAGATGCACAGGCGCATAAGGTCGCAAGCTCACGTCTTGCGGCGTGGCATCGACCGAGACCGCCGCCGTGTCGCCATGGTCGCGCTCGGCAGCGATAACGCGCAAGGACAGCGGCCGCCCGAGCATGTCGAGGCCGCGCGCCACCGGCACCACATGCTCGTCCAGCATCACAAAGCCTGCGCCCTGCGGCAGCGGATCGGCCATCGCCCATTCGGTGCCACCCTGCCCGCGCAGGAGACGTGACAGCTCGTAGACGCCGTCGCCGACCAGTTCGGCATTCGCGAACTGGATGATCTCGCACGCGCCGTCCGGCCGCTGCAGGGCTGCCAGATTGGCGCCGCCGAGCAAGGCCAGCTCAGAAACCGACGCAAGCTCGCCGCCATAAAGCTCCACGCGAACAACATTGGCGTCGTCGATGAATCCGGCCGGTCCCTTCGGCAGCGGGTCCAGTGTCTCGCCCACGATCGCCGGTGCAAAGGCAATGGCCGCGCGCTCATAGGACGCCCCGTCGCTTGATCGCCAGATCGCAACCGGTCCCGGCCAGGGATCGGCGAACACCGCTGCGCGAGTCAGCACCACCGGTTCGCCCGCGTCGAAGGCCGGAAGATGCAGGAGCCGCACTTCGACCGGACCGACCGGCAACGGCAGCGGCGGCGCTGCCGTCACCTCCGGCTCCAGCGGAAGACTGAAGATATCCGGATCGATCGAGCGCGCCTTCACCGCGCGCGAACCGGTATCGACAACATCGCGGATTTCGATCACGCGCCGGCGGCCGTCGGCGGTCAGCGCGATCACGTCACCCGGCGTCAGCGCCATCAGGCTCGGTGGCAGGGAAAAATCGGCGCTCTCGCGTCCTGCCCACAGATCCTGCAGCCAGATATCCGCGCGCCGCGCGGCGGCCTTGCCGCCGGTGACCATTGCGATATCGCTCTGCACCAGCCTCGTTGACGAGCCGATCAGGCGGCGCGAGCACGCAGCGCCGCGCCGATAGTCGCTGCGGCCATCGACAAAGCCGATCGACACCTCGCGCGGCAATTCGGTTTCCTGCGCGCGCGTCAGCCGCAACGGTCCTCCCCGATCCGGCAGCACGCAGTCCGCATCGGTGAGGTCGAGCACCGGCGCACCGCCGCGCGGCCGGAACGCAAGTTGTCCGGCGACCTCCGATGCCTCGAACGCGAAGGCCTGCGCCAGCGGTTCGATGGCGGCCCGCGCGCTCATCGGCCGGTCGATGCTGTAGCCGTCCGGCCCTTCCCCGAGCGCGGACATGTCGCAGGTCGGCGCACCGGCGTCGGCCAGGATCGTCGCCAGCAGCCCGTCCATCGGCGTCGCGCCAAGCCGCCCGGTCAACCAATGGCCGGTCTCCCAATTGGCGCCATCGCTCCAGACCTCGGTCGCCTGCGGAAACACCGGATAAGGGCGCGCGTCCCAGGTCCAAGATGGATGCCGGACGGATCGACCATGCGCCCGTCATAGAGTGACGATTGCGGATTGAGATCGCTGTCCGCACCGAACACGGTCAGCACCGCTTCGAGATAGCGGCGCTGCATCAGGTCGTCGCGCCGGCCGTTGGAAAAATGCGGATAGCCGCCGCTTGCCGATTTCGCATCGGGGAACACACTCGGCTGGTTAGCGCCCTTGTCGACCGCCGGACATCCGGTCTCGGTCAGCCAGACCGGCTTCGATTGCGGCACCCACCCGGTGGGCGATGACAACTCGACACCGCCGACGCGCTCATGATGCGGCTGCGACCAGAAGCTCCACAGATCCTTCTGCCGGAACATCCATGGCTTGCCGAGCCCATCGGTGATCGGCGTGCGCGTCTGCGCCTCGCGCGCGGTTTGATCCGCGTAATAGAAATCGAAGGCTTCACCGCCGCCCAGATTGGCTTCGAGATAGTCGCGCCGATGGATTGAATCCGATTGAGCGCGGTCGGCATGGTCCGGCGTGTCGCGCCAGTCCGCCAGCGGCGGGTAATAGTCGATGCCGATCGCATCGATATGCTCGGATGCCCAGAGCGGGTCGAGCGGGAAACGCACCTCCTGCGCCGCGGCATCGACGACATGGGTGCCGTATTCGGTCCAGTCGGCGGCATAGGTGATGATCGTGTCGTCGCCGAGGATCGCGCGCGCGTCGGCGGCAAGCGTGACGAGCTGGCTCACCGCCGGATAGACGCCGGAGGCGGAGCGCACGCGCGTCAGGCTTTTAAGCTCCGAGCCGATGACAAACGCATCGACGCCGCCCGCATCCGCAGCCAGCTGCGCATAATGCAGGACCAGCCGGCGCAAATTCCAGCCGTCATCGCCACCATCCTCAAACAACGCATCGACCTGTTCACCCGCGCCACTCGTGCCATCGGGCGATCCATCGACACCCGGCGCCGGATCGCAGGTGATCTCGCCACGCCAGGGAAAGGCCGGCTGCGGCGCCTCGCCGGTGTAAGGGTTCGACAATTCATTGTCCGCTGGCACATCCATCATCAGGAACGGATAAAGCGTGATCTTGAGCCCGCGATCCTTCAGCTCGCCGATCAAATGACGCACGCTGTTATCGGACGGCGTGCCGCCATAGGCCGCCCGCCCGTCCACGCGCGAGACCACGTAGGCGTCGTCCCGACTGACGCCGGCCACCGACCAGGTTGCGCCGTCGGTGTCCTTGTTGGCGCGGTCGACACCCGGCCTGATCCGGCACGCACCCGCACGCAGATCGTCGCCGAACCAAGACACCACGATCGCGACGCGCTCGAGATTGGGGCACAGCGCTTGCAACTCATCGAGCGCGGCGACCACGTCCGAGGGCGCATGCGCGACATGCCGGTTCTCGGGCATGTGCTTGCCCGGCCCGAGCTTGCGCGTGACGGTGGCAGGCTCGTAGCCGAATTCGGTCGCGCCCGGGATCAGCGTCACGGCGCGGACGGCATTCTCCAAAGCGCCGACCGGGCGCACGATCTCGAACGACAATTGCGGGATGCGATTGCCGAACGGACCCACCGGCAACCGCTCGAATACCACATAGCAAAGCCCGCGATAGGCCGGCGCGTTCGAAGCGCCTTCCTTCGCGACGATCAGCGGATCGGCGCTCTGATCCTCACGGCCGGAATAGAAGCGCACATTGAGCCGCGACAGGTCGAGCGGCTTGCCGTCGGCCCAGACCCGCGCCAGATGCGCCACCGGCCCCTCGGCCAGCGCCACGGCGATATTGGCGAAATACGAGAAGGTCCGCGTCGTCGTGGTCTCAGGCGGCGGTGCGGCGCCCTTGCCGCCAGCAGCCGCGCCACCCCCCGTCGTTTCGGTGCGGGTCTTGACCTTCTCCTCGAGCGCGGTCGCCCAGATCACCTGGCCCGGCACCCGGACGCGTCCGTACACGCGCGGAATCGGCGCGCCTTCGGTCGACACCATGACGTCGAGATCGCGCAGCCGCGGACCGTTATGCGTGCGCGCCGGGGTCGAGGCCGGTGCGAACAGGCTCTGATCGATCAGGCTGCCGCCGATCGCGCCGGCGAGCCGGCCGGCCAGTGCGCCGACCGGACCGAACAGCGCGCCGCCGATGGCGCCGCCCGCAGTGGAAAGGACCAGCGACGCCATCACTTCACTCCGGGAAATCGAAAGGCATAGGCGAGACGCCGCCGCCACCACGCCGCGAATGCCACTTCCGCCACCGCGGCGCCGTCATGCGCATGAATCATGGTGCCGTCACCGGTCAGGATCGCGGCGTGCTTGGCGACAAGTCCGGTGCGCCAGCGAAACAGCAGCACGTCGCCGCCCTGCATCGCGTCGCGCGCAACCGGCACCAGATGACGGCTGCCCGCTTCGGCCAGCGTTTCGCGTGCCGCGGCTTCCGCCCAGTCGCGCGAATAGGCCGGCATGGGTTCGGGCTCCTCGCCATGCAGCGCACGCCACACGCCCCGCACCAGCCCGAGGCAATCGCAGCCGACGCCCTTGAGCGATGCCTGATGCCGATACGGCGTGCCGATCCAGCTGCGCGCCTCGGCGATGATGACGTCGGGTGTCATGGGCATGTGAAGGCCTCGTGTCCCGGGCGCGGCGCGGCACGCAGTGACGCGCTGCAGAACCGGGACCCATTTTGGTCTTTGTCTCGATGGGTCCCGGATCAGCGACGCACCACTTCGCATTCGCTCGCGCTGCATCGCGTCCGGGGCGCGAGACCTACGTCTTCTTCAAGCTCTTCCCGTCATGTCCGGCTTCGCCATCGAGCGCGTATCGCATCAGGAAATCGTTGCCGGGGATATGCGGGAAGCCGCGGAAATTGAGCACGTTGTCGAAGCGATCGCGGCAGGTGGCGAAGCGCTTGTCGCAGCCTGCGGTGACGACGAAGGTGTCGCCTGGCGCGACGGCCATGGCCATCGCCTGCCACAGTTCGACAATGACGGTGCCACCGTCAACACGATGTCGCTTCACCTCCATCGCGTCGCCCGCATTGGCGCCACCGGTGAACGTCAGCCGTCCGCCGGTGAACCAGCCATCGGCAAAGCCGGACAGACCGCTTGCCGCGAATGTCGACACACCGTTCAGCAGCGTGACCGCGCCCTCCCCGCGATACAGCGGATCGCCGAGATCGATGCCACAGCGGGCATCCCCCAGGTCGGCCGTGCAGGTCGGGGTATAGAGCCGTCCGGTCTCCGCATTCAGCGCATCGGCCAGTCCGCGCAGCTCGGCCGTGAAGGCAATTCCCTCGCGCCGCACCTCGCCGATATGCCCGCGCGAGATCAGCACATGGAGCGACGGCTCGCTCCAGTCGACAAGATACATGTCGACCTGCGCCGCATCGTAGCGCCCGGCGGCGAGCGCATCCTCGTTCAGGCTGTCGTCCGACAAAGCACCCGACACCTCGATGCCGTCGACACTGAGGCCGAGCCGCGCCACCGCTTCCGATCCGGCAAAGCCGGTATCGGCACGGCAGACGACATCGTTCAGCATCACGTCGCGATCGTGATCGGTGAAGCCCTGGATCACGCCGTCACGGCGCGTGAGAATCCAGCAGCGGCACAGCGTGGTGGCGCCGGAATCCAGCTTCACCTGCAGGGCGGATGGGATGTTGCGCATCGGCTTACACCCTGATTTCCACCAGCGGGATTTTCGGGATCGCACCCGCGGCGAAGGCCGACAGGTCGACTTCCAGATAATCGGTGTCGAAACGCACAGGCACGTCGAACAGGAAGCCCGCGGTCACCGCCTCGCCGGGACCAGGCGGCTCGCTGAGCGTCACCACACCGGTGGTCACATCGATGGCGACGCCGCCATCCAGCTCCACGCCATCGACGGCAATCCGCACGCTTCCGGCCACCGGCTTCGTAACCGGTCGCGCATATGGCGCGAACGCGCCGCCATACATCTTCGCCAGTTGAAACGTAGCGGTATCACCATCCCCAAAACCAAGCGTCTGGTCGAACGGCGTCACCGCAACACCGGGAGCAGCGGACGAGTGATCCAGCCGGTCGCGCCAGCGAAAGCCATGCAGCATGCCGCGCCGCTCCTCGAAGAACGCGATCACCTGCGACAACGCATCGAAGGTCTTGGTGCCGTAGCCGGCGTCATAGCGCCGCCGCGAATGCGCCCAGCGCGCATTGCGCTCCTCGCGACCGGACGCAAGCGCAACGATCTCGGTGCGCCGTTCCGGACCGCCGGCGCTGCCGAGCGCGATATCGAGCGGAAACAGGATTTCGTGGAATGCCGACATGTTGCCTCACATTCCGCGCTGGCCGCGCGCCACCGCGCGCGCGATCTGGCCGGTGACATAAAGTTCGGAGCGCCGGAACGAGTCCGCGTCGGGCGTTGCGATATTCACAATGATGCTCGAGCCGCGCCCGCCGCCGGATGCGGCAACGCCGAGCCGTCCGTCCGGACCACGCGCCAGCGGCATGATCGCTTCCGGTCCGGCCTCGCCGGCCAGTCCCGTCCCGCCGGAGCGGAGCGGAAAGTACGTGGGCGTGCCGATGATGCCGCCGGACGCGAAAGCCTGCACCGGCCCGGCCCCGCCGCCCGCATACAGACCGGCAAACCCCGCGGTCAACGCATTCTCCACCGGCTTGAAGGCCAGCCGCAGCGCGATGTCGGAGATCCGCAGGTAGAGCGACTTCAGCACATCGTCGAGACCGCGGCTGCCGGTCACGCCCTGCGCGAACGCATCCGACAGCGCCCGGCCGAATTGTCCGGCACTGCGGTTGATGTCGCGCATCGAGCGATCGATGGTGCGCATGCCGCGGTCGAGCGTGTCCACGCGTTCGGTCAGGGCAAAATCGTCGAAGTCATCGGCCATCTGGATATCTCGTCATCAGGTCATGCAGGTCGGTGCGACGCAGCGGCGTGGCCGCGCCGGTCACCGCGGCGATCGCGAGCGCGAGTTCGCGCGGTGTCATCGCCCAGAACGCCGCAGGCGACAACCGCAGCACGCCGAGCCCGAAGCCGATCGCCTCGTCCCAGGGGAATGGCTTCATGTTTCCGCCCGTCCGAAGGTCGCTTCGATCAGGGACGCGGCGATGCGGACATAGCCCTCCGCGCCATCCGGCGAGGCCATGCGCGCCACCTCATTGTCGGTCACGCTCTCGCCCGCTCCGCGCAAGCCCGCGCCGATGATGCGGATCAGGTCGCGCGCACTCATGCGGCCCTGCGCGAAGCGTTCGGCCAGTGCGACCAGGTCGCCATCGCCGAAGGCAGCTTCGAGTTCGGCCAGCGCCCCGAGCGTCAGCACCAGAATGCGCTTGCGCCCGCCGATCTCGGCTTCGATCTCGCCTCGGTGACGATTGGGCATGAGAAATCCTCTTCTCTCGTGTCCCGGACGCGGTGCAGCACGGAGTGATGCACCGCTGAGCCGGGACCCAAACTGATTGTTGGTGGGTTTATGGGTCCCGGTTCTGCGCAGCGTCATTTCATGCCGCAGCGCGCCCGGGACACGAGATACGGCGAGACCTAGGCCGCCGCGAATGCCAGCTCGCCCGCGGATTCCAGCGCGATGTCGTAGGTGACCTCGCCGTCATGCTCGCCGGCAAATTCGAGACTGGTGATCTGGAACGCGCCCTGCACCACGCCGAAATCCGGGATCACCACCTGGCAGTTCTTCACCGCGCCGTCGAAGAAGGTCTGACGCATCAGCACGTCGGTCGCGGCGTCCTTGAACAAGCCGCGGCCCGACACCCCGGCCCGTTTGATGCCGGCGCCGTCGAGCAGTTCGCGCCAGCGCCCGGCACTCTCCGCATGCGTGATATCGACGGTCTCCGCGTTGAACGCGATACGGCGCGAACGCAGCCCCGCGACCGTCACGTAATCACTGCCGTCATGCATCTTGACCAGCAGGTCCTTGCCTTTTTGTGCTGTCATGTTGCCTTGTCCTGTCAGATTGTTGTCATCGCCCGTGAAGGCGGGCGATCCAGCGCTGGATGCCCCCGCCTTCGCGGGGCATGACGTCGAGTGCGTCACACTGCTTCCGTCACTGCGCGGAACCGCACCAGCGCGTGATAGGTGCGCCCATCCGACTCGCGGCGGATATCGGCGAGCGAGAAGCGCAGGTTCACGAGTTGATGGCCGTCGGGCGCGAGCGGCGCATCGTCGAGCGCCTGCAGCAGCGCGCCGGCGATCAGATGCGCCTCCTTGTGTCCGCCCTGCCGCGACCAGGCATGCAGCGTGAGCTGATGCTCCTGCAGCGACTCGTCGCCGGCGGAAAAATCGGACACCCGCGCTTCACCGAGCGTCACATACGGAAACACCGCATGGGCCGGCGGCTCGTCATAGATCTTCGCGCCGCCGAGAATGCCGGTGAGCGCACTGTCTGCATGCAACGCGTCATGGATCGCCGCCCGCAGGGCTGCGGTTGCTGTCGACATGGATATCTCCCGTGATTACGGAACGATCTCTTCCGCCTCGATGGCCAGAAACCGCTTGCGGCCGTCGCGATCGCGCAGCGACACGATGCGGAACACACGCTCTCCATCGCGGAAGCGATGCCGCGTGGTAATGTCATCGGCAAAGCGCATGCCGATCCGATGGGTGATCCGCGCGCCGGCGCGCTCCGCCTCGATGGCACGCGCGGCCGCAAGCGGAGTCACGTCCGCCCACAGCGTCGCGACCGTTTCAAAGCTGCGCACCACCCCACCGGCCCCATCCGCGCCTTCCACCGGCGCTTCCAGCGTGAGCCTTCGGTTCAACGATCCTGGATTGCTCATAGCGACAGCACCCGGAACGGCGCGATCAGCGAAGCGACCGAATGCGGCATCATCGCCACCTCGCCGCTGGCCGCGATCACGCCGCGGTTCTCGTACCAATGCGCCACCAGCATGCGGATCGCCTGGCGCAGCGGTGCGGGCACCGCATCCGGCTCATCGCCGTAGCCGGCAACGATGTCGATCTCGATGCCGGCAGCAAGCTTGCCCGGTGCCGGAGGCGTGCCGCGCGCAAAGGCCAACACGGCCGGCGCCGACACCCTGTCGATCGCGAAAGTCCCGACGTCGAGCAGATGCGGCATGCCGTCGGCATCGAACACACGGATCGCCGTGACCTCCTGCAGCGGCACCGGCAGGACCGGCAGCCGCCCGGATGCGGGCCAGACATCGCGCACCAGTCGCCAGGTCTGGTCGATCAGCGCCCGGCGGGTCTGCGCTTCGACATGGACCCGCGCGGCAGCGATCAGCGCGGCGATCACGTCATCGTCGTCGTCGTGTTCGACGCGCAGATAGTGTTTGGCATCGGCAAGCGAAACCGGCTCGAGCGCCGGCGGCGTCAAGAGAAGTGCGGACAT